ATGTAAAACATACTTAGAGAACTGGTATGCCAATGATAATGAAGAAATCCATTCTAAATACTTCGATAAGGGCAACATGGTTGAGATTGAATGTATTGACTTAATGGCATCTGTCTTAGACAAAGGTTTAGCATTTAAGAACGATGAACATAAGGAAGATGAATACTTTACTGGTACTTGCGATGTCCAGTTAGATGATACCATTGTAGATGTTAAGTCGGTATGGGGAAGAAAAGGACTTCATGCAGCTTGTAATGGATTAGATAAAGATTACGAATGGCAGCTTAGAGGATATATGCACCTGTATAATAAACCAAAAGCTATTCTATTCTATGGTCTATGTGATACACCTGAAGAATGTAACTATGGTAATGAGGTGATCTACTCAGATATGCCGATTGAGGAAAGATGGACTGCGTATAATGTGGAATCTGATTCCCAATTAGTCCAGGAGATTATTGACAAGGTTGTCAAATGCCGAGAGTACCTGGATGAGTATGCAAGTAAAATTAATAATAAATTAGGTAAAATTAACTAAGATGGACTATAGATTAGATTTATTTAATGCATTAAAAAACTACCAAAATAATGCTACTGCTGAGGATCACTTATTTTGTTATTCATACAATACTAAGGAAGGAGATTCGCTACAAACCTATGTCGGTGATATGCCAATTCTCGCAGATAAGCTAAGCGAATTAGACTTAGATGATTATGGTACGAGTGTAAAAGCTACCATATTAAATGCTGCATCCTATATCCTTCAGATGGATGACAAATTAAGAGAACATTTTATAACAACAATTAAAGAAATTACAGATGTACATAAAAATAAAAAAAGCTGAGTTAATACCTGATACCTACGGACAAAAAATATCTATTAGCATGATAGGTCTTTATGATGAGAACGATAAATGGATCAGATGGATTAAGTTAAACGAAGAAACAATCAAAGTCTTAAACAATAGTAAATTAACAATTAAAAACTAAAAAAAATGGCAGAACAAACAATTACAGGTGTAATCTATAAGATAGATGAAACACAACAAGTATCAGACAAATTTTCTAAAAGAGAATTAATACTAAAAATTAATGGAGATTATCCTCAGTATATTCCAGTGCAATTTACTAATAAAAATATTGATAAATTAAATGGAATTAATGTAGGGAAAGAGGTTACAATACATTATAATCTTAATGGAAGATTATGGAATAGTCCTAAAGGAGAAGAAAAATGTTTTTGCAGTTTAGATGGTT